TTCCGCCCAAAAAATAGCTAGGGGGTATTCATAAAGATTGCGAAAAAAGCGATCGCAATCTTTACAAACCTTCCCCCTAGCTATTTTTTGGGCGGAATTTTGCATTAACTCCAACCCCCGACCGAAGCGATTCCAGACTGAAAGCCTTAAAAAAAAACAGTCGTACTAGCAGTTAACCCCCTTCACTCAGCTCAAGCCATCCTGAGGGGTGAGGGCAGAAAACCAACGATACATGAAAGGATTTTATATGACTTAGACCGACAAACACGACAATTTAAGAGCGGTGGGGATAGCAAAAATCCCCAAGCCTGAGAACAAGGGGATTTTGCGTTTCCTGCCAAGTTTGAAACTTTTCAGGAATGAATCAAATGCAAATCTCATTAAGACTAGGGAAATTGCAATTGACCGTTACGATTGATACGCGGATTATTTTAGCCGTCATCATGATGTTCAGTCAATAACCCACGGCAAGAAGGTCGTCTGAAATGTTTCAGACGACCTTTTATCATTGTTCCGACCCGACGACACCGCCACGCGCTGCGAACTGTTCGCCCGCTTCGGCATAGCCGTCATACATCAAATTTTGAGGGCTTTTCCCACCCAAACTGACGACTTGACTAGGCTCGCTATTTGCAGGCTGAATTTGATGGTTTTGGACGTATTCTCGGGGCTGTTCCTTGTAGGGGTTAAAGGGCAAGCCGTCTTTCGCGTATTCATTGCAAGTTTTTTTGTCTATCTCTTTTATAACTGTGCCTTGAGAACTATAACAAGAGCAACCCGACGCGCCGCCTGAAATACAGGCTACAGGATATTCAAGCTGTTTCACCTGTCTGATATTGTCATAAAGCGGTTTTGATTCGACCATGCCTTCTATTTTTGGCTCAAGCATTTCTTTCGTCAGGTTTTTATTCTGATTCTGCGCTATTTGATTACCTATTTCACGAGCAGACGCCGCCGACCCCTGTTCGGCAGTCTTTTTAACCGATTCAGCAACAACGACATCTTGCGAAGCGTCAGAAACATTTTCAGGCGACGCCAAACCTGTTAAAAGTTTGAAACCCCAATACGCCGTTATGCCAAAAACAAAAAGAGATATAGGAATAACCCAGATTACACGACTTTTAGGCGTTTGAACTTTTGTGTGAATCTCAGCCGATTTATACAAAGAAAATGCCTTTTTATCTAACTTGTACACTTCAGCACGGGCGTTTTTCATCTCAACTTTAGGATTATTGGCGCAATAATCCCAAAAATAACGCATACGCACACCAAGTGGCGTTTTGTGTATATGGTAATGCGCACCGACCAAATCGCGCACATGTTTATCAATTCGACCAGGCATTTGGGTTATCAGAATAATATCAATACCCGAATGTCTGTGAATGTGAAGCCATTCAATCAATTCAGGCGTTTTTGAACCGGCAGAGCGGGGCGGAAATACGTTTTGAGCTTCGTCAATAATCACCACAGAACCATGGTTTTCGGGATACTTAAGCCAAACATGCATATCTTTAATATCATGACCTTCAGGAATTTTTTCCGTCTTTATCGTCAATTCTGGAATACCTTCAGTGAAGATTTTTCTATCAGCCCATTCCTTTTTTACTTTTTTTGCCAAATCCGAAACAACCGACAAAGTTTTTCCAGAGCCTGGAACGCCTGTAATCAAAGTAATCATTTTTTTCCTTTATTTCAAAAATTTAAGTGTTCGATAAGATGACCATATACCCAAAGAAAACGCGAAACCGCCAAAAATAATATTCAAGGCTTCGGGTATGCCCGCAAGACCGAGCAAACCTATTAAATCGGCGGGCATTTGGAAATAATTCCGCGTTACATAATCAAGAACGCCATCAACAGCAATCGACAAACCTTCATAGGAGACAAGGCTAACACCCAATCCCAACAGGATTTGAAAAAAGGCGTTTTTAAGCATCGGCAGTAGAGCAATAAACAAACTACCCAAATACTGAAGCAGAACACGCCCAAAAGCAGCTAAAGCAGGCATTTTCTATCCTTTGATACTGTTCACGGTTTTAAAAATCATCATTGCCGCAGTGAAATAAGCTAACGTTATAAAGACATATCGGAGTTTTTCAGCGGCTTCACACACAAAAGAAAGCGTTAAACTATGCCGACCGAACTGACCAAAATCCAACTGAATATCTTGAGGGCAATAACCGCCAGTAGAGAAAGCAGAAGAGGGCGAAAAAGTACCGAATCCACCATCTGACTTTATTCCACCCCAATCAGGCTCACCACCACCGTCAGGAGCTTGAGGAAAATCCCCAAATCCTTCAGAACCACCATCCCCCGAACCGCTACCACTACCCGAATTTGATCCGTTTGAATTGCTTGAACTGGCATTCGAATCGTTAGAATTACCCGAACCGCCATTACTCAAACCCGAACCGCTACCACTTCCTGAATTTGAGCCATCTGAATTGTTTGAACCACTGCCCGAGCCTTGAGAGCTTCCCGAACCGCCATTCTTGCCATCGGCGGAGGCGGTGCCGGCGGAAGACGCGGAGCTACCGCCACCCGCGCCTTTTCCGCCGGCACCGCCCCCCGCCGATTGCCCCGAACCGCTGTTATTGGAGCTTGAACCGCCCGACGAAGCGGAATTTGCGGAATCGCCACCGAGCGAACCGACAGACGAGCCGCCAAAATCGGTGTTTTTCGCCTTTTCGGTACAAATTACCGAAAATTTACCCTTTGAATTTGACAACTGTTTTACAGAATTTTCAGAACACCTAGACTCTTTAATAGCCCTATTATTCAACTCAGAATTAGTTTTCTTTGAATCACTTTGATTTAAGTAACTACAATGAAATTCATAATAGCCATAAGTCTTAGATAAATCCTTATAAGAACCACCAGTTATTTCAGATAAACCCTTAGCCCCAATAGATGAAATTGTCGAACATCGTCCATCGGAATAACCCGAACCTACATATACAAGGGGAGAACCATAGCCATGCTCACGCATATAAACCGAATAACTCATTGAATAATCAGTAGGACCATCTTTAGGAGATGATGGCAAAGGCGAACCAGACCCATTACCATTTGAACCACTACCATT